TCAAGGTTAATTGGTCTAATGTTAGGGTTATCATTCAAAGCATAGTCCTTGTTGGTTAATGCCCAAAAATAAGCATCAGCAATAGTTGTCTTACCAGATCCATTCTGACCTTTGATAATTGTGTAATCAAAGAAGTCAACAACTTTCTCACTAATGCCCTTAAACTGTTTTACTATTATTTTCTTTAATTTCATTTCGCTTCCTCCGCTTTCTTAATTTGTCATATTCACGCTTTTGATCTGCGTGTTCTTTCTGCCATTGAATTGCCCTGGCAATCCTATCCTCTTTACGCTTTAGATATTGTTCTCTATTGCGTTTTCGGTATTTTTCTTTGTTAGCCGCATAATCAGCCTTTGCCTTGGCAAGAACCCTATCACGTTTCTTCAGATATTTTTTTTGTTCATCTGAAAGTTCGTCAATAGTTCCTAACCCTGTGTAATAGCCTTTTTCCTGTGACTCCATTACCAATATATCCTTTGTGGATGCAATGCAATCATCAAATTTACAGTTAAGGCAATCTCCGTCACATTTCAATTTTTAACCTCCTTCCTATCCGTCTGCTTCAACCCAAAGTACATAGTATTCTGTACCCCATTCCTCGGCAGTTCGGTAAATCTGTTCCAAATTGTCGGCATAGATGTCAATAGTAGTTCCATCTTTTAAGCCTTGTGCTGAACCTGTATCGTTGCAATCCAGATAACCAATAAAATATCCTTCAATGCTATACAGACAAGCTACATCACCAAGATGTTCTCGGTTACTAGCACAACTACCAATGAAAGTGTTGCCACCATTAGCAGTATGATTACCATTAGGGTTAATGTACCAAGTGACATTTACCTTATGTCTTAAATCCTCATGTGGTGAAATATATTCTTCCACACTTGGCACAAACTGTTCTTCATGTGGTCTGTATGCCACAAGTAACAGTATAAGCAATAACTTAACCATTCTGCCTATGTTCTCCTAACCAAGTTAGTCCTGCCCCTATGAGCATCATGGTAAGTGGAAACCACCACCATTCACTATCGCAACTCGCCATGCCAATTACAAAGAAACAAACTCCAATTTTACTAATCATCCTCACCTACCACCTTTCTGATTTTTCCCTCGGTAAGACAGTTAGCCTTTGACTTACCTGCACAAATACGCTGAATAGTTGGGTACGATACTCCACATATCTTGGATAAGTCCATCATGCTTACCCCATGCTCAATTCTGTATCTGCGAATTGCTTTGATTAAATCACTCATGTGTTACACCTCCTTCCTATCTATATTCCTTTGTGTTTTTTTCAATTTTGAATATTGCTTTGCTATCTGCTGATTTCCATGTACCATCATTTAATGGTGTCATAAGTGCATCAAGTGAATTGATTGCTTCTTTCTTTGTCATAAAACTACCAACAACACCACCCTGTACTTTGATATTTTCTCCGTATGCCTTTACTAACCATTTTCCGTATACCTTCATATTTTTTACCTCCGTTCTTTGAACTGTCTTAATATTATCATATTATTTTATATTATGCAACACTTTTTTATAATATTTTATAAAAAAAGTGCAAAAAGAAAACCCCTTGTTGGCGCAAGGGGTAATCTATTAAAGATATGTAAAAACATACCAAATCAATATCATATTAACATACTTGTAAAGAAAAAGCCACTACCGAAGTAATGGCTCTCTCACATTGATTGGGGTTACAAGTTATGTTTGTCTAAAACAAAACAACTGTAAAAGGCAATTTCATATTACCATACTAGCAATATGTTTGCAAGTAAATTTTTATTTAACTAAATTACTTCAATCCAAAAGCCTTTATTACAAAATAAGTATTTCCATTTGTGACGAACTTTATAGTATCACCTGATTTTAACAAGAAGTTGCATGGTGTATATACTGCTCCAACGTCACAAGTTATGCGTGATATAATCACATCATTTATATGTATATTTACATTTCCGCTCAACTTTGCTGCAATTTGTCCGTTTATTGAGCAGTTTTGAGTTGCATTGTATGTGATAGTTCGTGTTGCATTAACCCAATCAGTGTCAGACTGAATATTACTAATAATGGTTGATGTATCTATAAAATACTTTTTATCATTTAAATTATCATTTATTGCTTGAATAGCTGATTGTTCATCGGTTAATTTATCATTTATTGCTTGAATAGCTGATTGTTCATCGGTTAATTTATCATTTATTGCTTGAATAGCTGATTGTTCATCGGTTAATTTATCATTTATAATATTGACTTCCTCATTAGTATCGTTAATATCATCAGCACCGAAGCTGTCACCCTGTTGTAAGTATTCTGTGACATCTTCAAATGATACAGTTCCATCCCCATTATCAATCATTTGATATTTTCTTTTAGTGTTTTGTGTAGTATCAAGTACATCATCTTTATAATCTGTTTTTAAGTCAGCCATAATACCCTCCTAACATTTGATTTTATTATTACCACCTAAAGTAATAGCTAATCTTGGTATATTTTGATTTCTAATAATTGTGGTTATATATAATTTTTCTATTTTACTTTCAAGATAGTTAAATTCATTGAAATTAGGTGCAACAACATTTCCATTGTACTGTTTTGATATAATATCCAAGAAGTTATAACTTGCATCATTTAATATCTTTAGATTAGTAGCAAATTTAGTTAATTCTGCATTGTTAAGTGTAGCACCTTTAGCTTTATCACTTCCCATATTAACTAATTCTACATCTGGGAATAAATCTCCTAATACTAAAAGATTATCTTTTATTCTTGTGTAATCTTCTGTATTAAAATAATCTTCATTATTCCAATCTGTTTTAGGTTCTCTCCACATAATTTATCCTCTAATAACCTTTAGCAGTAACAGTAACTTTGACATGACCATCATCACTAAAAGATTCTGCCCATGCTCTTACATAAACAGTATTTCCACTAATTGCATAAGCACCTGGGGTATAAAATGAAACATTACCACTTATATATTGAAAATTTACACTAACAACACCAACTACTCCATGTGGAAAATTAAAGTTTACACCAAAACCACTTGAATCTCTGTGATATCTATCCACTGTAACAGATTGATTATAAAGATTATCAATCATATAAGCTGTGCCTGTTTTAATATCATCATCACTATCTGAACCTAGATATGTTTTACCTAGTCTAACATCACTTGCTACTGCGGTGACATCATCACTCTTTATACCACCGCCACCTTGCATCAACATACATTCAGCCATATTATACTCCCTTCACTAATACATTTATCTGAACAGTAGGTTTCTTGTTGTAGCAATAAAATGTAAGACTACCATTATTGCTAACAACTCTATCAATATAACCATAAGCCTTTTTCATAGCTTTATAATTAGCACTTGAAATTGTGCTTGGTGTACCCATTGAAATAATAGGCTTATCATTAGATGTAATTCTAGCAAGGTTTACTGTTTGTGTATATGGTGCTGAACTACTCCAACTACCAGCATTTAATGATAAAATATCCTGTGTTTCTAACTTGTTTATCTCTGCGTTAGTAGCGTTTAAGTCACCTGCACCAAAAGTATCACCTGTTACAGAATAAACACTTACATCAGTAAATGATACAGAACCATCTTGATTTTCTGTCATTTCATATTTTGTATTGGCATTGACTTCTGTATTTAGTTCAGCATTAACATAATCTGTTCTTAAACTCATGGTCTAAATCCTTTCTGTTTTCCTAAAGTAAATTGCATCATATCTAATGGCTTTCTATCTATACCAATTCTTACATACAATTCAAGCATAGCAGTTTCTATTCTATTGATTTCCATATAGTTAAAGCCACCTTTATTTTCACTATATGTTTTCTTACTACCAATAGATAAATTATATTTGCCTTTGTTCAGCTTATCAAGATTATTCTCAATAGCATTTATTTCGTCAGCATAAGGATAACTACCTGCCACTTTATTATTAGCCATACTATCATAGTTAATGTGAAAGATGCTATAACAATATCTTTTTAAGAAAAGCAAATTATTTCTCCATCTGTAATAATCAGATAAGTTTATTTTATCTGTCATTTGCCAATCTGTTTTAGGGGTTATCCACTCCATTTTAAGCCTCCTGTGGTTCGTTGAACTCTTTTATGTAAGCTTCTACATCATGTTTTCCTAGATATTCTTTAGTGCTTTCAAGTGTTTTAGGTACGATTTCTCCGTTGTTATACTGCATAAAATAATTGCCATTATGCGTTTTATACAGACTTCTTTTTGTAGCTACATCAATATATATCAATGTGCTTTTGTCTGTATCGTATAGATAATCATTTATAATAACTTTCATATTCATTCTCCTTATGAGTATTTGTGCAATGATAATGTACCCTTAAATGCACCATTAAAGTCTAATCTTACATCTGTTACTTCAACTTCTAGATTATCAATAACTTCACTTTCCATCTTGATAATATCAGTAGCACTTATTCTAGGTTCACCACGATAATTAACATCATAATAGATATTATTATTATAATATGTTTTAAGCCATTCTGAAATACTTTCTGCCCATGCTAATGTATTTATTAACTGATTTTGAACTTCAATGTTGTTGCCAACTGTATTAAGCTGATTGGTATAATATACATTATCTTCAACAACTTTAGGTTTGTTATGCTCGTCATTTTCAAATGTAAACACTTTAACATTGATATTCTTAACTAATGTTTCTTTATAACCATTAGGATTGTTAAGCATATCATTTCTAGTCAATTCATAATCAGATAATTCAGAAAAATTAAACTTATTAAGTATAATTCTATTATATGGCTCTGTTCTAATAAATTCTATTGTTAATTTATTGAATAGTTCAAAATTGTGGAATAATACATTTTCATTTTCTAAATCATTGAATGGTACATCTTCAACTAATGTGTTGTTAAGATATGTATGTATTATTATTTCTTTAGGTGGATTTCCACCAAAATTACAATTTAATGAATAAAATCTATATGCTTCTTGGAATGTAAATGTTACATAAGGATTGTTCGTGAAATAGCCTGTTTCACTTGATAATTCAGCACTTACATAACCTGTGCTTGTTAAATACTGATTATCAGCAGGTAACATAAACATTGTATCATTAACTTTATAAAAGTTTTCTGATAAATCAGCATAAGTAACATCTGCACCTGTGAATAAGTTAGTAAGTAAAGACCAAGCTGTACCACTAGATGCACTTACTTGAATATCAGTAGGGTCAATTACTCTTGCGAAGTTTGTTCTAATAACAATCTTACCCTCATTATCTTGATAAACAACTGACCTACAAGCATTAGCTAATAACTGCAAACATTCACTATGTTTAGCTTCTGGCATTGGATTTACTAATGTTACATCTTGTAAATACTCGTCTATCTCATAATCGTCTGGTTCTAGTCCTAAATCAGTTAAAATACTAACTGCTTCTGCATAAGCTGTTCTTGTATGAATTGTATTTCCAAGAGTATATTTATCATTCATTTGTGTTAGTTTATCAACTGCCTTAAATGTCATTTGACCTTTAGTTGATTGCCAATCTGATAAGTATAATCTCTGACTATCTAACCATTCAATAGTTCCATTATCAAGTTCAAGACCATACGCAAATGTTAATGGCTGTTCAGTTTCAAGATAATCAATATAAGAGTTACTATCTTCAACATTAAATAAGTTTTCTGTATCAAATATAGTAACAGTAAAATTCTTAAATGATATTTCACTTGTTATTGGTGAAATACTCTGATTTTGGGTTGATTTTTGAATATCAACATTAGTAAATGATAAACCTACACCAAGTAAAATAGTATGTATTCTCATTTTTTGATTTCCACCTACCATTGTTATAGGTGTAATGATGATGTATGATATATCGCCAAAAATCGTATCACAAGAGAATATACTTTGATTGTTGCTATATGTATATTCACTACCACTAGAAGTAGTTATTTTTAATGATGTTGGATAGCTACTACCAAAATTAACTGTAAGACCTCTAATGTTATAAGTATTACCAAAATCAACTCTTACATTACCACTTGTAATAATACCATTTTCAATATTGTTGCTATGGTTTCTTGGTGCAAAAAGCATAGTTCCGTCTGCTGTCCAAAAATCTTCATCATAACAAGCATACTCGTTATAGTCTTTCTTATCTTTGAACACTCTATCGTACTTGCTTTCTGCATCAAAAGAACCACTTGCAACTGCATCATTTTGTGCTTCTTGTGATATTACACCAACACCAATAGATAAATATGCTCTATTTCGCATAGGTCTTTTCATTATCTCTTTGTATTGACTTGATGCAACTATCATATTATGCTTCTCCCATTTTTCCTACATCTATTAAATTAAATTTACAACTTTCAAACAAAGTGTAATCGCCATTTTCAGCAAACAATGGCTTGGCTGTTACATCACCAGGATACATTGTTATCGTCTTGGTTGAATTATCGGTATCTACAAATGTAACTTTAGCAAAAAAACCATTAGCGTTCAAGGCACTTTCAATATTATCCCATTCACTTATGGTTAGTCCTCTCCACTCTAGGTTATTCAGCTTATACAATGTTCTACCGATTTTCTGCCCTACAACTTCCCCATTGGCATTTCGTCCGCTGTCTACAACAACGGACTTTATTATTTCAATGCCATATACAGGGCAAGGACAAGCAACTCCATTTATTTTTAGTAAATTACTTGGACTTTGCATCTTTGTACTCCTTATATTGTCTGTATGATAGTTCTACCCATGCTAGATACTCCCCTAGCATTTGCTCTCGCAATCTCTCTATCGCCAATGTTGACTTCCAAATCCTTGTTAGCACACTCTCTTGTATCGTTAGCTATCTGTGATAGATAAGGTATCATTATGTCGGCTATTGCCCCTCTAACACCGCTTGATACTGCATTTACAATCTGGTCGTTATTTGCAACCGCTGTGTTATTGCCAATTCTACCTATCATTTCAGCGTTTCCGTACTCATTAGCCATGAAGATGTCACCACTTGGAAAACCGCCATTCATAAAGCCTTCGATATGATTTATCTTAACAATTTGTGCTGAACCTGCTTCAACTACTTTTTTACCATTTACTTCAACAGCGTCCCATGAAATATCAAACGCATCATTGATAGCATCTATCATTCTATTGACTATGCCCACAACTGCACTTGCCATTCCACTAAAAATAGTTGTCATTGTCGGTTCTAAATCTACAAATGCCTGTGTTATTGCATCTGCGGTAAAGAGTGGTAAGAAACTACTTTCCCAATAGGTCTTAACCTGTCTGATATAGCCTTTAGCACCATTAGCAAACTTTTCAAAGGTATCAATGGTTGTTGGTATTTGTTCATTAAGCAAATCAACCATACTCTGTGCTGATTGTTCAAGTTCTGGTATATCCTCGTCTTTCAAAACTGAAAGATAACTAGATAATTCATCACTTGATACACCCATTTCTTGTAATGATGTAGCCAAGTCATTTGTGCCTTGAATACTATCATCAAGTGCTTGAACATATCCACCCTGTTCAGCAACATACTGTCTAATTGCATCCTGTGTAGCATTAACAGCTTCGGCTGACCTTTCATAAGCACCTTTAGCAAGGTTTTCCATTGCAATATTCTTTTGGATTTCCTCTGTATAGCCACTTAACTTACCTGTACTCTTTTCGTACATTTCAATGCCTTTTTGCATTTCACTAGGCAAGTTCTTAAACTCATTACGTTGGTCTGCAAGTTTCTGTGTGGTTATTGCTGTTTGGTCTGCGTGTTCTTTCTGTGTCTGAATGTTGATTTCTTCCTGTGTGGTAAACTCACCCATTCCATAGGCTTGATTTAACAACAACTTGTCATAATCAGAAAGACTTGCATAGTTTTCCTGTAATGTATACAGATAATCAACTGTCGCACTATCCAATTCTCCATAAGCACTTTCAACATCATACAATGCTGACTCAAAACTATCCATGCTAGACCAATCTAGTTCTTGGTAAGCTAAATGGTTAAGTGCTTCATCAAGTTTAGTAAGTGCATCAATGCTGTTATAAATGTTATCAACATCAAGACCTGCGTTAGCAAGTGCATCTTTAGCAGGTAACATTTGCTGTCTACTTTCAGCATAATAGCCTTGTTTCTGTATCTTTGCTCTATCTTCTGCACCTTTACCGCTTAATTCTTCGGCAACCATATCAAGGTTATTTGTTAAAGTCCATTCTTCTCCATATATTGCTTCTGCTATCTTATCACCTAAATGATAACCAATTATTGCACCAAGCAATACTGTGTTGAAATGTGACGCTATTGTTTGTGCCGCTTTTCCAACGATAGATAATGCACCAGAAGAAGTACAACTATCTGCTATTGCCTTGGAAATTCCAAGTAATTTGTTAGAAGCAAGTTTAGAAACAATACCTGCAATAATTACTGTGGCTATTGGGTTTGCATCAAACATTCCACTAAATGCTGATAAAGCACCTGTTAAAGCTGTCCAAAAAGCTGTTGCAACTTTTCTTAATATTCCAAGCCAATCAATATTTGCAAGGAATGTGCCTATTTTATAGCCTAATTTATACCAATCTACGTTTGCCAAGAATGATATAGCCATATCTAATGCACCCTTAATAGCATCACTTATAGCGTGTGCAATTAAAACTACATCAATGGTATTTATAAATCCATTAACAGCACTTGCAAGGCTGAAACCTGCATTAACCCAATCAAAGTTCTTAACAAAGTTTCCTATGAATGTGAACTTTGTATTAAGCCATTCTGCCCATGTGACACCTATATCTTCAAACAGTTTAGGGTCAAACAGACCATTCATAAATTCAGCTAAACCTTTACCGAATTTACCTGCTCCACTCTTGATTTTATCCCAAGGTATTGCTTCAAGTGCTTTTGCAAGGTTATCAGCAATATAACTGCCAAGACCCTTCCAATCACCCTTCTTAAAAGCATCTATGATAGCCTGTGCGTGTTTCTGTGCCTTGTTTTCAACCTGTGCATAGGCTTCATCCCATGCTTTCTGATACTCGTCAAGGATTGCATCTAATGCCGCCTGTAACTCTGGTGTAGCACTTGTACTTGGACTACCACTTGCTGAACTGCCACTATCATTGATAACATTAAGTTCATCAATTCCAAGTAAGTTCTGTTTAAGTTTCTTTGCGTTACTTGCACCTGTACCAAGGTTGTCACTTGCTTCTTCTATCGCATCAGCAAAATTTGACATATCACCTGCCTGTGAAGTTACATTAGGTATCTTTATTCCAAAGAAATCAATAATGTATTGTGCTAATCTCTGTAATGCTATTACAACAGCATTGATGTATGGTAATATCTGCTGTAATACTCCAAGGAACATACTACCTATGGTTCTTGAAAGTGAAGCGAAACTTGCCTGTAATACTCTTAATTGGTTCGCAGGTGCATCAAGTGTTCTACTCAAATCCCCCCACGCATATCTTGAACTATCCAAGATAACAATAGTACGAAGTAATGCCTTATCAGCCTGTGACATTTTGGCAATGCTCTTATCTATTCCAAGTTCATACAGTTTTTCCTGTAATGCTGTGTTACGGATATTGATACCGAACTTATCCGTTGCCCTTGACATACCAACAAGACCACTTGACATATTATCCATTACATCTTTAAAGTCCATATTCTTTACGGATGCAAGGTCTGCTGATATTTCAGATAATGCCCTAGACAGTTTCATACCATTGTCAGCACTTGTTCCCATTGAAGTAGACAACTGTGCGAACTGTGCCTGGTATTGCATAAGTAGGTTAGGATCTATTCCAAGGTTTGTTGCATCACCAAGACGCATCATACCTCTTTCGTCAACCTCATAACCACTCATTTTTCTAGTTAAATCTCTAGCCTGTTTAGAGTATTCCTTATAGAAACTGTCATAATAAGCCTTGGCACTATCTGTACCAATATCGCCCATACTTTCAACCTGTTTCTTTGATAAAGTCTGGATAACATTATCAAAGTAGTTGTAAGTTTCAAGCATACCCATAGCGGACTTAATAGAATTGCCTAGACCTCTAACCGCACGAATAGCCAAGAAAAACTTGGCATAGAACATACCAATAGAACTAACAAAGCCTTTTGTTGTCCTATTTGCCTTACCTATTCTTGGAATAAGACCATCAAATGCACTAGACAGACTTCTAGTAGACCTAGCCACATTATAACTGCCCTGTGCCAACCCATTCTGTGTTTTTAATAGGCTGTTAAGACCTTTAGTATTCAGTTTTGTGTTGGATTGGGAAATCTTTTCAAGTGAATTAGACAGTTCATTTAGACCTTTTCCTGCCTTACCAGCAGTAAAAGTATTCATTGTGTTAGACAAGTTAGCAAGACTTTTTTCAAGTCTGTTAATGGCTCTTTGTGCTTGTGAAGTGTCGGCTGTGACTTTTAATTCTAAATCTGCCATGTTGTCCTCCTAGAAAAAAAGGGGCAACACCCTATTGGATATTGCCCTGTTCTTTTGCTTTTTGCTTTTTATATCGCAAGAAATTCTGTCGCAATGTAAATTGTTCTGCTTCAAACTGTTCCAATGCCTTGCGATTTTCAATTTCTTCACTTCTTTGTTTTTCTTGCTCTGTACTTAACGCACTTGAATACATTGGCTTATCTGGATATTCACATACTGCTTTATGTCCGTTAAATGCCTTATCTAATGCTGTCATTAAAGCACTAAATGTATATTGTCCGTTAGTCCATTGCTTTTCATCTTCCATTTTACGCTTTAGCCTATGTGCTTCAACAAAACATTCTAATATTTTAGGGTTTATATCCCAAAAATACGAATAATCAACACCTATTGCAAGTGCGTATGGTAAGATGTTTTTGTATATTAAATCAGTAAAGCAATCGTAGATTACTTCTTGATTGTTGCTGTTTTCTTCGGTGTTTTCTCTGTCGCTGAATTGAGCATTGCTTGAAAAAAACGTGAATTACTCAAACTATCAACAAATGCTTCTGAAATATCTGTGAAATCGCCACCATTGATGATATGCTCATTCATTTCGTTATCAGCAACTTCAAGGCTAAATCCACCACAAATAGCAAGATAACCACTTGTGTATGAAAATACCTTTGCCTGGATTGATGTAATGTCTGTCATAAGGTTAAGTCCAAATGACTCCATTTTTCTTATATCGCCATAAGTTAATTCCTTGGCATTATATTCTTTTCCATTAACTGTAAATTTCTTCATTATTTTTTCCTCCCAAAGTAAATTATTATCCCCTTGGGAGGGCAGGGGATTTCTCCCCCACCCCATTCCCTAGGGATGTTTTTTATTAAGCTGTTACTGTTGGCTCAACCTTTGTAATATCCTCTGGTAAGTCTACAAGTACGTTTGATACGCTGTACTGTAATACTGAACCTACTGAATATTCTGGTCTTGGAAGAACACCAGGCTCAACAATGTAAATGTGCATCTTTGCTCTATCTGGATGATAAGCACAAAATGCAAGTACCTTGCCTGTTGTTCTGGCATCGTATGCTGTCATCATTTTAGCCCACTGTGCTTCAAATGTGTCACTAGCATTAAATGTTGTAACAAGTTCACCACCTGTATCAGCGTGACCGCCAACATACTTCTTAACTTCTGACTCTAATGGTGTAGCGTCAAGTTTATCTTTAGTAGTTTCAACACCACCAATAGATACACATTCCTCAATCTGTTCCCAAGCGGTTTCGTATGTGTAGCCACTAGATGTTGCTGTTGCTAACTGCCAACCAAACTTAACACCAATGGTTGAAAGTGCTTTACCTGCCATTTCTTTTTCCTCCTAATAATTATTAAGTGTATGATAATGGGATTGTTCCCTTTTATCCTTTAATCGTGTCTAATGCCCCTATTACTCTACGGACTTCAAAAACATAAACTATTGTTTCATTGTTTGTTTGCTGTATCTGTGGTAACATTGTTGCTTTGTACCCCAACCCTTTAAGGATTGTAACACAATCAAAGGCTATCTGCCTTGTCTTGTTCATTGTAACTGTTTTGTTACCGATAACTGACAACTTTATTGTTGACATTATCGCATTAACTTCATCATCATTAAGGGTTTCCCCTTGCTCTATTGAAAGAAACATAGCATACATACAAGGAAATTTATTAGTTGTGTCGCTTGGACTTCCATCTCTGGTGCAACTAATATCAGAATATTTCTTCTTTATCTTTGTCGATAAGATTGTAAATATTGAATTTTCTGTTGAATAAATCCAATTATTTGCCATTTCCGTAAACTTCCTTTGCTACGTTATTTACCTGCATAATCATTTCTTTATATGCTTCATACATTGGCATTGTAGGTCTAATAGCATAGTTCTTGTGACGTTTGCCTTCAAGGTCTATCCACCACCATTCCAAATCATTTTCGTGACCTGCTGTTGCCATAGTGCCTTTACCACCAAAACCACCATATTCTTCGTGTGGCTCTACACCAAAAAATGCTGAACCAAATTCAAGCATTAACAATGGATATACTGTGGCGGTGTGTATACCAGAACTATTTTTCCAAGCTGTTTGTATTGGAATATCAACACCTATTAACTTACCTGTATTGCCCTCTACCTCTTTAGTAAAGGTTACATACTGTCCTAAATTTTGTGTATTGTTTTCAGCTAATACGCTACTGTCTTTATATAGGTTAGCTGTTTGAATACCTACATCTAGCAACTTGCTAATAAAAACCTCTAATCTATCATCAACGGATTTCTGATACTTTTGTAACTTTTCTTTTGTTTCTTTCCATCCCTTGACTTCAAAATTCAGCATCATTTCTCGTTGCTCTTTCTCTGTAACAAGTACATATCGCAGTACATATTTTCATCCATCAAGCCTACAACTGTGTAATCAGCACTTTCAGCTTTAGGAATTGTCTGCCCTATATCTTCCCATTCAACAGGACTTTTAACCCATATCAATGTACCTACTGTAATAGGCACTAGGTTCTTTTCTGTAACAAGTTCAGCATAAATGCTCGATTGGTCTACACCATAAGATTTAACGTGCATTTCGTTAAGTTCACTAGATATACTAGCCTTAAAATCAACAGGTGTTGCATAGGTAGGTGTTTCATTACCAACCAAAACAGGTACTTGCTGTCCGTCTACCTCTGTGTAAACTATGTTACCCTGTTCGTCACGTTCATATTCTGGTGTACTAGAATTGAACAATGAATATTTCATCTTAACTTTATCACGTCTAGGCTGTCGCATTATTTCTTACCCTTGTTCTTCTTATACTGTACTGTTGTTATGCCAAGAATAGCACCAAGGAATGTGTCAATAGCGGTTATTGTTCCAACTATCTGTTCTGCATAAGGTAAACCCCATATTCCTGCAAGTGCAAAATATAGTGTTCCAAGTGCAGGTAACCATACCATTGCTATCTGTTTAAGAATATCATATACTTTGTTGCTCATAATATCACCCCTTAACCGAATGTGGTCTTTTCAAGTGCAACTATACGCTGTTTTAGAACAGGAACTTCGTTTACGATAGTTTCATAACTTCTAATCTCTCTCGTAAGTTCACTTAATTTTTCATTCTGAACAGCCATGTGTTTATCCATTTCAGCGTTTGTCTTGTTGAAATTTGCTCTAGCTGTTATTACTGTTCCTAGGAAGGCTAATACACCTACTATAAATGCTGAAACTAAACTTACCATACGTTCTCCCTGCGTTTGTTATACTCTCGCTATCTTTGGAATACCTCGATACAACTCACTCTCACTTATAACTGTTCTTGACATCTTGTTACTTGTGTAACTTTCGTCAAAATCAACACCAACATTGTTATACATATACAAGGCTATATCCCTTATCTGTGTATAATACTTTTCCAAATCAGCATTGATACGTTCCTGTGTATAATACTCTGGATAATTTCTAGCGTTGGTAACTTTCTTAATAGCTATATTGATTTTAGTGCTTAAAATAGCACTATTATAATCTGGGTCTGTCGCTTCAAGTTCAGAACCTAAATCAGCCAATATTTCATCTGCAAGTGCCATTTTCTCACTCCTTAATGTCAATCTCTTACTGTCCTAGATGCAACTGTACGTCTAGTGTATCTTTTTACCTCGTTTTTAGGCTCATCTACGGACTTTTCTTCATCTTCGTTATCATTCTTCACTAACTCAATTAAAGGCTTACCAAAAGTGTTATTTTTGCCACTCAATTCTGCGACTCTTTCTTTTGATGGCATATAACCAAGGCGAGGGTACTTATCCCCCGCCTGGTATACATACCTATTATCCTTTGAGTCAGTAAAAGCGATAAGAACTTTGTATTCTTTCATTACTTTTACCCTCCCATTGGTTTATTAAGCGTTCTTTGGTGTTACTGTGATAGCACAAGCTGCCTGTTCACCACCTGCAAGTGTTGCTGTGATAAGAACTGTACCTGTTGCTACACCTGTTACTACACCTGCGGCAACTGTTGCAACTGTTGTATCAGAAGATGCCCATGTTACTGTTTCACCTGCTGGAACTGTTGTTGCTGTAAGTGTTGTTGTACCCTCTACTGCAACTGTATCAACTGCCTTATCAAGTGTGATAGACTTTGTTGATGCACCAACTGTTACAACTGCAATACCATCAAGATATTCAGCAAGTAACTGCATACCCATGATAGCGTATGTTGTACCGATTGCTCTACCATAGTTACCCTCTGCATGGAAACCGATAAGGTTTGTGTCACCAACTACTGTGTACTCAAGACCAAGTTTAGCAAAGTCGCTGTCGCTTGGGTCAATGTAGTAAAGCATAATGTTATCAACAGGTGTAGCAATAACCTTATTTCTTGCAATCTTTGATGAAAGAATTACAACATCTGCTCCCATGAAGTTCTTGATGTAGTTTACACCAAACTCTGTCTGAATAGAGATTGATGATGCACCAAGATAATCATAAGCATCGAGTGTGTTTACGAAACATACAACTGATGTTGAGTCTTTATCCATCTTCTCAAACTTATCCTTAACAAGTCCGAGTGCGTTTGCAATAGCCATCTGGAATGTAGATGCTGTTGCTGTAAGTGTACCTGTTGCAAGGAATGTGTAAAATGCGTTCATTACCTTGTTCTGTAACTGCTTCTTTAATGCTTCGTCTGTCTTAACGATTGCATCCTCTGCACCATGCTCGTTTACAGCTTCGATTGATACTGCCTTTGCATACTTTTCGATTGTAATAGAACCAAATGTTGACTCTACAACCTGTGCAAGTGAAAGTGGAATTTCGTCACCCTCTGCAACTGATGAAGTATTAAGTGTAATACTTGCTGTTTTTGTTTTAAGAACTGTTCCTGGTGCTTTCTTGATTGGTCTAGAAATACCAAGAATTGTCTGTAATGCTTTCCAATTATCCTGGAATGATGTTACAAAGTCGATTTCTCTCGCTCTAGTAGCGATGTTGGCTGACTTTGTTAAATTGCTAGGTACTGCCATATTCTTTTCCTCCTAATATGTTATTCAAATAGTTCTATATTTTCAGCAATCAATCTTTGTCTTTCAACAGGGTCTTTAATTGCTAAAATATCTTCTCTGGTTTTGACAGAACCATTAGAACCGCTTGAAAGTGGTGGTCTACCCTTTAAGAACTCTGTTTCAAGGTTCTTTTTAACCATTTCATTGTGCTTGTTGTAAACCTGTGTAAGTGCATCCATATCGCCATTAAGTTCGGCTTCTGCCGCTTCTTTAGCAAGTTCAGCACTCATACCTGCAACTGTTAAATATCTGTTTGTAGCATCTGACATTTTCTTGAAATCTTCAAGTTCTTTGATGTATTCAGCCTGTTTAGCTCTTTCTTCCTCGATTTCAAGCTGTTTCTGCTCGTCCTCTGTAAGTTTAGCTTTAAGCTGTTTCTTGTACTCTGCTACCTCTGATGCCACCTTATCAAAACTTGACTTAAACTTCTGTGCCTTGGCTCTTTCCTCGGCTAACTGTAACTGTAAGTCCTCGATAGTTGGTGTCTTTGGGTCTGGTGTTGGGTTAGGTGTTGGGTTTGTACCCTGTCCGCCTTCTCCACCTGCATTTGTTGGGTTTAATTCTTCTGCCATATTCTGTTTTCCTCCCTGTGTTTTTATATGACTTCTCTGTCTATTTGTGGTATACGCTTCTCTGCGATATATAAAAAAGCCTATTGGCTTTATTACTTAATGTACTTTATTGAGCAACGACAGTTAAATATCTCTCGGTCACTCGCAAAGTATGTTTTATCTTTTGGATATAACATAAGGCTATTTCCTACTTGGAATGGCTTTTTAATATCAATGATTTTATCATCAAGCGGTCTATGGGTCTTTCTAACCCTGTTATCCTTTTCAGTTCTCCACTTTTTCTTTGTGTAGCCATTCTCAACAGCTTTAGCAAAGTCTTTGTAATTGCATACGCTGTTACTTTCGTTTTCAGAAGTAAGCATTGCCCTATCTGAACTCGTCCACCATTCTTTATTTTCGTCTTTCATCATGTGAAGATATGTTGTATCAACATAATCATTGGCAAATTGATTAACATATCTATTGATATAATCATCAACAACAACTGTTTCAGATATTATTTCAATAAATCTATCATTGAGCATATTAGCAAGATATTCACGATTAAATGTATTGGCTTCAATCTCAATAGCAATAAGGTTAAGAAAGATTAACAGGAAATCATTGAACTTTTCTGCCATATCTTCCCTGTCTTTTCTCTGTTCTTCGGTTAAGTCCATCTTTGAGAAATACTCAACTATGTCCTCAACTTCTATGCTATTTCCTAACTCGTTAAGTTCATCCATACCTATGCTCTATTCTTATCTATGTTTGGACTATTACCTGCTTGGTCTGACGTATCCTGTAATTTCTTACCTGCATCTGGTGCTTTCTCACCTTCGCCACCCTCGCCACTATCAGCTTTAGCATAGAGGGTTTCTTGATATTTAAGTATGCCCTCTTTGCTATCCTGCCATACCTGCATTGGGTCGTCAAATACATTAGCTGTCTTGATAACTGACTCACCATCAAATCCATGTGACAGTAATGTCGCAATAAAGTTAGATTTTGTAGCAAGTTCGTATGTTTTCTGTCGCTTAATGTTAGGTGATAAGTCTTTTGATTTAAGTGTAAGTAAAGGACTATTAGCATCCACTAATGGACTTTTGTTAATTGCCTTTAATACAATGCGTACTTCACGCATTTTAGCATCTTCCTGTATGCCCTGCAAAAAACTTGCTTCAACTTCGGCATTAGACCAACCACTTGCATCACTCATAGCGATACCTGTTGAACCACCGCTTGTATTGTTTCTCATTGGCACATTACATTTCTGTAATATGAGCATACGCTTGTTTGTGATAGCACCTATCGTACCATTATAATCAAATACTGACTTTAATGGTGTTATAAATGGTGTCTTACCATTTTCGCTTGTATATGTCTTTATCCAATCACCATTTTTAGGCTTGATTTCGTTGCCTTCTTCGTCCATTGGAAAATCAACATCATTAGTGTGCCATATTGCCTGTACTGCTTCGTCTGTTGCATTACATACATCTGACTCCATGATGTTTAGTGCATCCATATCAGCAATTTGTCTTTCAAAACAACCCATTCTGTCATGGTTTCTTATCCATTCTACAATAGGTATCATTTCAAGTGGGTTCTTTTCTCCACTATGTTCAGCATGAAACCATGTTTTTTCATCTTCTGGGTCAACAGGTTCACCATTGATAACTACCCAATGTTCAATCTCAAATCGAGCATCTTTTGTAAAACAAGTATAATGCTTGTTATGGTTTTCATCTTCGCTAAATGAAACACCAAGCATCACTCTTTTATCTGGATATATCTGGCTACGAACTACAAATGTGTTCTGTGGGTCAAGTACATCAACAGTAAATGGCACATCTGTTTCGCTATCATCTGTATTTGTATCAATATAGGTATATCCTACACCGCATATCTCAACAAATCTTGCTAGTTCTGTTGTTTTATTCTTTATACCCAAGTCAGAATAGCACTCATTCAACAATGTTATAGCTTCGGTTTCTTTTTCTCCACCGCTGTCTTTGCTACCTCTCTGAACTAGGGTTATAGGATTTCCCCAATGATAACCTGTCTTAAATACTGTTATCTCATTGGCAACATTATCTATATCTTCAATGTCAATGTCGCTACGGATTGTCTTTTCTCTTTGCAAAGGCTGTTTGCCTTTTTCATAGTTCAAAAGAAACTTGCAATCACTAGCGTTATTTTCGTGTTCTGATACAGCTTTTCTTAATACATCTATGATATTGTTATAATCAATGCTTGTCGCATCTGTTGTAATAACTTTTCTTCCAAACTGTAACATTTTGCACTCCTAAATAAAAAAGGACACCTAAATGTCCTTTTCAACTATATCCACTTTTACATAATCATATTTAATTATGTAAATCAAGTGGAATTTTATGGAATTTTGTGGAATATTCTAAAATCTTTTCATATTCTTTAGGTTATCAAACGCTTTTTTCTTGGTTTTTTGGATGTTGCTTGTTGTGCAATTCCTATCTTCTGCTATCTGCTGAATAGTTCTGTGTTGGAAATATCTTTGGAATAACACTTCGTACTGCTCAAATGGCAAACACTCTATTGTTTCCAATATTTCAACCTGCTTATTCTGCAAACTGATAATTTCAGCGGACAAATCAGCAATTTTAGCAACCAAATTTCCCATTGGGTCTTGTGAACCACTCGACTTAACCCTATCACCATCACTAGGGCAAGTAGTTCCTATTGCCATTAGTCTTAAATTCTCTATCTGATTTTGAAATAGTTTGATTTTACAATCAATCATTCCTACTTGGCTTAAATATTCATCTGCTGTCATTAAAGCAATCCTCCTCTGATAATAGCTGTTGGGTGTGGCTTTCTGTTTAGTTTTGTTACAAACAATGCAAAGTTGGCTAATGTATCTGGAACATCATCATGGGCATTTTTGCCTGTTAATGAATAGCAAAGTAGCCAATCCATAAATCTGCCATAGTCCGTTTTTGAACCATACATTGACTTGTCCTTAAACAAACAATGTTTCTTAACCCAATCAGCATTAACAATAATTCTTGTTTCCTTGTTGGTTTCTGTCGGCTTTGTGGTTATGTTACATCTGCCGTCTTTTTCCTTAACCAACTTTTCAACCTCAAATGCAACTCTATCACCGCCACTATTTGACTCAAATTCAACCTGTTGCATATTGTTATCAACAATAAGGTTAGCCATTCTGCCATATTGCACACCATAATCAGAACTGTCGGTACAAATGGTATCTATCATATAGAAATCCCCACCATATTGATAAAAACAAGGTAATACAAGGAAGTCAGTACCTTTATTCTTGGTATCGCACACACCAATTATTGCATCTGGCTCATTTTGTGGCATTTCTAGGTATCTTCTTAATTCTTCCTCATGGTACAGTAAGCCTTCACGCTCAATAGGTTGGTTCTTATACAAGCACTTATAGGATATATCATCCATAAGTTTTTCCTGGTCGTGAAAGAACTCAACTGTAAATCCATTAAACTCAAAATCAAAATTACTCTGTCCTGTGGCTTCGTCTATATCCTCTACCGCTATAAACTCGCATCTGTCACTATCAGCATAGGCTCTTTGTAATCTGCCTATAACATCATTTACAGACCATCTTGTTGCTATGATTAGTTCTTTACAGCCTTCTACTTTTCGCTGTCTTGCATCTGTGGTGTATATTCCCCACAACTTATCAAGGGTATTCTTGTTAAGTGCTTCTTCGATTTTACCAATCATATCATCGACAAACAGAAACTTACTTGCTCTGACCTTACCACTCATTTCAGAACCAACCGAAGCGGTCATAAGGTTTTGGAATGGCTTATACTTGCCTATGTTTATCTGCATCATCTTCGCATTGGTGCTTGTGATTGCTAGTGTTGGGAATATCTCATGCCATGTATAATCTAGTCCGTTTGTTAAGATGGTTAGCACACCATCATAGTACATTCTTGTTATATCGCTTGAATGACTAAAGAATAGGTTGTAATCGTCTGGAAACCACCCCATTACAGCACTATGGAAGAACTTTTCAAGTGTTGTTTTACCTGTGCCTGGGGGCATTGATATACATAATATGTCTGTTTCATCATCAATTAGCCTTTGTAGGGCATTGATAACACCAATTTTCTGATATTGCTTGATTTTTGGTGCATAAAATCGCTCTTTTGGTGGTCTGTTCTTTTCTAGGTACAGCAAATAGCTTTCAAATCGCATATTCTGTGCTTCTAACTTCAAAACCTCATAATATTGCTTGATTTCTTTGATATTATGAAGTTGTGACAAGGATATATGGTTCTTTGATGCCCATTTTTCCTTTTTCCAGACACCACCAACCTTATTATCTAGTTCAGTTTTAAGATAATCGGTGATTTCTAGTGCTTTGCCCTTGCAATCATACACTCCAAAGCCACTTTTTGCTATCTTTAGCAATAATTCATAACTCTTATCCGTTAAGCCATTCATTATTGTTTCTGATAGTTTTTGTGTGGCATATTGTATGTATTCTGCCTGTTTTTCCTTAAAATGTAATGGAACTATATTATTTTTTGCCATTTTTATTGATTTCCTCGTTACAACTCTGTTCATCCAAGAATGATACTATACTTTCATCCATTGTAGCCATAACAGTATTGAAAATATCGTTAAGATAATCTTCCTCAACCTCATATTTCATCTGTCCTAGTATGGATTTATCATCTAAATGCTCAAATTCATGGTTCGCATCCTCATTTTTGAGAATATCCAGCACTAATGCCATTCCCCATATTGCACCCTTATTAAAATCACCTGTTAATTCAGCAAATGAGTAATGATAATCTCCATCTTTAGGTTTGAACTTATTGACAGCAACCTTATAATCGCTTAACTGCTCTACAATGCCCTTTTCTATATCAAGGTTATTATCAAATTTCATCTTCTTCGTCCTCCATCTGCTTCAAATCTTCAAGTGTAAGCTGTTTTTCCTCAACTTGTTCCTGTTTTCCAAACTTAAATTCCTGCTCATTAGACCATTTTGAGTTACTCTTATTTGTCAGCCAGAATATCGTACCTGCATTATTGCGGTTCTCGCCTAGCTTTTCTTCATAGTAGACCTCGATAAAGTCCATTGCTCGTTTTAAGAATGGTATCGCTTCTGGAAGAATTTTAGTTGTGTTGTTTCCATTTTCGCTTTTAGGTTTATTAAGAATATCATATAGACTTTGCCTTGTTATACCTAACATAAGTGCTAGACCACTCTTTGTTGGTGCTTTTGCCCATACACATTCCTTTTCCCCTGTTTCTTCATTGATTATCTCACGCTGACAAGATGCAAAATACTCTGCTACTCTCATTTTAACAGCTTCTTCATTTAGCTGTACTCTTTCATTTTCTGACATTAGTTGTACTGCCACATCTGCAGGTATACATAGGCCACCACCTTTTTTCAGTTCATCCCATGCCTTTGTCATTAGCCTTGGTTTACCTGTTTTCTGTGGTGCTATCTCGTTCTTCACGTTTTCTTCGCCCATCTATTATCTCCTTCCTAATCTTTGCTCGTCTAAATCCTATCATCAACCCATGCACAAATGATGTTATCACACTTGCTAACCCAAATATCA